TATTGCTATCAAAGTTCAATCCATTAGGAATAGATACTGCACTAGAGTTGATTGTTAAAGCATCTCCACTAGCATCTCCTAGTGTTGTACCGCCATTGGCAGCGAATGTGCTTGAAAATGTTGCGCCAGCAGCAAATGTTGATGTTGCATTAACTGTTAAAGTATCTGTTGAAGCATCGCCTACAGTCACATTGCCGTTAAGCGTTAGACCGCCAGTAAGTGTCAAAGTACCGCCAATTGTCACATTGCCTGTGGTCGTTAATGTCGTTACAGTGGCAGCTTGGTTGTAAGACAAAGCATCACCAGTTGCAGTAGCTACCGCAAGACCAGTAACCTTGTTGTTACCCATCTGCAAGTTGCCAGTCATAGCTGTTTGACCGTCAGCAGCTATTGATCCAGTCAAAGCAGTTGCAATATCGCTTAATGTTGTATTGGCCCAAGATGAGCTAATCGTTGTACCTGTGACAACTGGGTTGCCCGCTGGTAATGAATATACGCCTGATCCGTTACGACTCATGTTATTTTCCCTTTCTTAATTCTTTGGCCAAATCCTCTGGCGTAAATTCTAACGATTGTTTTACTTGTTTACCAAGTTTCTTTTTCTCTGCCATTTCAGCGCCAACTTCATACAAAGAACCCACTCCCATAGGTAATTTGCTTAATGCTGATCCTCTGATACGGTCTAAAGCTTGAGTTAATGCACTAGCAGTATTTGATTGGTTAATACCAGCCACAGGGCTATAAACCGTAATAGCGGTATCGCGTAGATCACGAATCTCTTGCGCGCCCTTCTTACCAAACAAATAATCCAATTTACCGTCAGCATCCAAGTTCTTAACAAAGCTATCCAACTGTCTTGGAGATACGATTGGGTTGCCAGCTTCATCACGCTGAATGTTCTTAGTAACGGCAGCCTTCATTTGCTCAATGGTTTGACCTTGTAGCTCACGCCAAGCTTGTTCACCTTCTGGGCCAGCCTTTTTAAGCGTTCTACCAATAGAGCGAACATCATCCAATGAACCCTTCATGATGCTGTGATCAAATACATCCTCTAAAGCTACTGCGCGGTCACTTGTACCAGCTTTTTTGCTCAAAAGCTTGTCTACAAAGCCAACATTTTCAAACTCTCTAGCGTAGTTTTCACGCAATTTACGAGCTTGTTGGTATAAATCACCGCCTTTACCTACAGTCGTAGCATCTATTTGGTCTTTAATCTGCTTACCAAACGCCATATTAGATGGAGTGTCACCAGATAAAGCATTAACCATCTTACGGACTTCTTCTAAGTCGTTTAAGCTGATCTGGCCACCTTTTGCAAGCTTGTCTAGCTTCATCTTGGCACTTGTAATGATTGGAGCGTTGATAGATTCTGCTTCTAAGCCATCAAGATAGTTCTTAACGCCAGTTACATCTACCAATTCAGCAGTTTCGCCAGCTTCTCTAGCTAATTTGTAAGAATCGCTGATTTGCTTCTTGGCTTTGCTTGCCTGATTGACCAAAGCTGAGTCCACTACCTTGCCAACTTCACGCAAGTTAAATTCTCCAGCTTTTTCTGCGCCTGTAGCATCAACAAAAGAATCAAAGTTTTGCAAAATACGCTCATTTTGATCAAGTCTAGCTTTTACAAGCGGTCTACCCACATCCTGTGGATAAGTTTTCATTGTTTCAGCTTCAAATTGTTGCTGGCCTAGCTCTCTAGTGGCTTGTCCTTTTGTCAAAGGTACTGGTACGCGTAAGCCTTGAGCTAATTGAACTCGTTGAAGCGCTGGCGGTACTTCAGCAGCACCTACGCCAGACAATATTGGGGCTTCACGCTCACGCAATAAGTCTGCCATGCGGTTGCCAGTTGTTCTTACAGAGCCTTTTACTTCATCAAATGATGGCAAATTACCACGCACCATAGGATTAGTAACTTCAGCGCCTTGTCTTGTTGCGCTAGCCAATCTACCTACAGATGGCACATAAGCTGGAATCTTTGATGCTTCTAAAGCACTGCCTAAACTTCCCATAACATCTTGAGATACTGGTGAAGTAGGTTCATAAGTAAAGCGTTGAGCTAGTTCTGGGCGGTCTACGCGCTGGTTTGTACCTTGGCGCATATTCTCAATCATGCCAGCACCAACACCAATAAATGGGGCTACGGCTGCTGATCCAATAGTTGCTGGTACTTCTAAAAACGCTTTTGCGTAGTCAGCTACAGTTCTAGGTGCTTGCTCTGGCTGTGGATTAACTGCATTTGGGCGCGAACCCACGACTGTAGGCACATCAGTGTTAATGATGTTACCTCTGTCAGCAGTGGCTTGGTTTGGGTTATACAGTCTTTGTGCTTGAGTAATAATCTCTTGTTGGCTTGCTCCAACTGGGCCAATCAAGGTTATCTCTTTGCCATCAGGGGCAACAACTGTATATTCTCTTTCGGCCATTACTTAACTCTCCAGCCTGTTTCTTTTCTTGGTTGAACTGTAGCGCCAAAATAGGTGTTTGTACCGCCCAACATATTAGGTTTAATGTTTGGTAGGTTTAAGTTAATAGAATCCCAATCACCGTTTGGATAATATTTCTTGTTTAAATCAATCAAAGTCTGCAAAGCAGCCATACGGCTTGCAATAGGCATATTTGGATTACCAACATCACCAGCAGCGGCCTTATAAGAAGCCACATCTTTGTCAGATTGAGGGCCTTCAAATCGTGGCACTTGTTGAACAAGCTGTTGCTCTAATACTTTTAATTTAGCATCGGCTTGGGATTGCTCACCACCGCGACCAAAAAACTCTCTTACGCCTGTAATGATGTTTTCACCACGACCAGAACTAGGAGCGTTGCTACCCAAAATCTCAGATACAGATTTAATTGCACTGAAAGCGCTCTTGGCATTTTTAACATTCTTCTGCAAATCTTTAGCAAATTCAGCTTGTAATTTACGGTTTTCTGCTGGAGCTAGCGTTGGATCATATTGATAAGTAGGTAAATTAGCTGGCATGTATTTAGCATCACCAGTAACTTGGCCGCCTTGACCGCCAGTAACTACTTGGCCACCACCCATAGGTGCGCTACCAGATGGCATACCACCACCAACATTGATACCTCTGTCGCGTAAATCAATAATATCTTTTTGTGACAAAGCTGGCTTAGATACGCCAATTTCTCTAAATGTATTTTCTGGTTGCGGGCTATTAACATTCACCATGCCAGCAATAGTGTTGCCAGTTCTTGGATCTAAACGCTCTACTTTTTCCCACTTAGGTTCTTTAAACTGCTGCTCCATCAATTTAGCAGCCATAGTTTGTGAGAATGGAGATTGGCCAGCCAATGCTTTAGCTAAGGCGGCTGATTGGCTACCTTCTACCGCTGGCGTTACATTCATGGTTGGGCCTTCCATGCCAGCACCATAAACAGTTTGTTCTGGTGTGCCACGCAATGCGCCAAGAATGTCTTGAGCTTCTGTTGCTTGTACCTGTCTAAGTCTTTGAGCTAATTCAGCTTGTTTTTTGTCTGATTCTTCAGCTAATTGCTTGCCTTTGTAGGCTGAATATAGGTTTGCAATACCCTGTATTGGGCTTGCGCCAACATAACGGCCACTAACCATCTGGCCTTGCATATTGTCGGCCATACCTTTTTGCAATAGTAATTTAGCCAAATCTCTTTGGCGTGAAATGTCTTGAATCTCAGGTTCAAAACCTGTAAATGAAAGTTGATTACTCGCCATAATTCCCCCAGCCAAACATGCCAGTGTTGTATCCGCTCATCATATTGTTTGGATTGCTGCCCAATCCTCTGATTTCAGCGTTTTGTTGTTGAGATAAATTAGGGTTGCTCTTACGCAAAGCTTCAGCAAGCATTTTTGCATCCATGCCACTTTGTGGGCCTTGCAAAGCCTGATTGGCTAATTGACCGCCTTGTTGCATCATTTGTTGCATCATTTGTTGTTGCGCAAGGGTGTTCTGCATAGTTGCTGGAATACCGCTTAAATTCTGCATTTGTGGAAAATTGTTCATTGCAAAGCTCCATAATTAACGACTTTGTAGCCATTGATTTCAATAACAGCTTGTGGTTGAACCATCTCAACTTCTTGAGCCATAACACCAATGTGCTTACCTTCACCACCAAATGACTTAAATTCTGGCTTATATTCAAATTCGTAAACATTTAAGCCGTTAGCCATGTGGCCAATATGCTTGATATTTTCTTTTGTGCGAATGTCAGACATCATTGCTGCGCCACCAAGACTAAATAAGCCTTGCATCATTGCATTTTGTTGAGCATTTTGAGCATTAGCAGCAGCAATATTTGCATTACCAGTCATACCAGCAGCACCTAAATAATCAGCGCCAGCAGTTGTTGCTTGTTGCGGCGCGTTTACATAGAACTGGTTAGGGGTAGTTACCTGTGATCCAGAGCGAACTGCGTTAAGAGTATTAATTGGTTCATTACGCTGATAAGCCAACTCTTGGAAACCTTGACCACGCGCTTGGTTAGCCAACTGAGCTTGTTGAGCTTGATTAGCAAACATTTGTTGCATAGCAGCGTTGTTTTGCTGATTAGCAGTCAATTGATTGCCGTAACCTTGTTGCATCAAAGCGTTATTCATTGCCAATTGAGCTTGTTGGTTAGCATAATCTTGCTGTGCAGCCGTATTGCCAAACTGAGCGCCAGCCAAAAGATTGGTGTAGTTTTGTTGGTTAGCTTGATTCTGTAACTGTTGGCCAGATAGTCTATTTGCATAGTCTTGCTGGGCGGCAGTATTACTAAATCCAAGGTTAGCCAAGCGGTTTTGTTGCTCTTGAGTCATGGCTTGGTTGCCAAATTGACCTGATTGCAATGCTTGACCAAATAGATTCTGTTGAACTTGCTGGCCACCTAATGCAGCTTGATTTCTTAGATCATTCTGCTTCATAGCCAAGTCCTGTTGAGCTTGGTTATAAGCTTCTGAACCACGCATAATGCCTTGGTTAGCTAATTGGGTATCCAAAGCCTTTTGTTGGCGCTCCATAGATGGTTCTAGGCGCTGCATAAGTAAGCCAGTGGCTTTATCCCATCCAGCCATGCCTTGATTCTCTAGATCACGCTGTAATTGCTCTGTAGATCCCGCTCTTAACATGGCTTCTGCTGGATTTACGCCTTGAGCTTGTTGAGATTCACCAACTCTGCGCATAGCTTCTGCTTGGCCTAATTGATTAAATTGTGGGCCTTGGCCTACTTGACCTAAATTTGGCGCATTTAATTGGCTAGATAACTGTGGCAGACCTCTGGTGCTAAATGGCTGATCAATCATTTGACCAACATAATTTAAGCCTTTGCTTTGTAACTGGCCAAGACCTAAAGAGCTAGCAATGTCATAGTCATACAGTTTTTGCATATCAGGGCTAAGTGTGCTTGTAGCAGTCCATGTAGGATTGCCAAACTTATCTGCGCCTGTTTCTGCGTAATTTAATGAGCCGTAAGGGGTAATTTGATTAACGCGATTAGCTGCCGTAGCCGCTCTAGCCGCGTCTAAGTTACCTTGCGCAGTTTGTTGCGCTGCCCCAGCATAGTCAGGGGTTGCTGGAGTGCTTGGGCTACCAAACAAAGCTCCTGTAATACCGCCTAATAATCCACCACCGCCCATATCAATCTCCTAGTTTCTTGCGTAATGAGCAACGAAGATTTAGCCATTTGCAATCTTCTTTTCTCATTGTCATTAAAAGTAAATCCCCATGTTCGTGGGCATCTTCAATTAACGCTTTATCTTGGAAACCAAGGTGTCGGTTTAGTTTTATGGCTTCTTCATTTGAAGCTTCCATAGTCGCTAATATAACCTTTTTTTCCAATTTGTTAAAGGGGTAATCAAAGCAAGCCCACAATAAATTTCTATCCATCCAATGTTCACCAACTGAAGCTATGTGCATAGCGCAAGCATTGGGTATAAAGTTCGTAAAAGCTACCACCGCGACCAGATTATCTTGCTTTATTTGCCCTATAAATTTGGATTCATCCCCAAATTTTTGACCAAGCATTCGCTCAATCCAAGCTTTTAGATAACCTTGATCCTCAGTAGTAATCAAATAACTCCCCCAGCTTCCATTACAAAGTCAGTTGATGCCCAGTGAACTTCAATGCCTTTTGCTGCCACATTCAGTGAAATACTTGCACAATAACCTATACCAGATACGCCTTGCCAGTCTTTATTGACCGCCAAAGTACCACCCCAATAGTTATTATCCCAAGTGGCCAAATCCCATACGCCTACAGTCAAAGCTGTTGGGTTGAACGCTACCTGTCCTAATTGAGATTGAGTATCAAAATCAGTATTTATGGCACATAAAACGCTTGGCAAACCATTGTCAGTCAAAAATATAGGGCGAACCATTGTATAGCGCTTGTTTTGGCCACGACTATCAAAGTAGTTGTAAGCTTGTTGTACGGTTGCGTTAATTACATTACCGTTGTCCGCAAAAGTATCCCAAAACTTACCAACAAACCCATTTCCACCAAAATAAATATTTTCGTTATGAATTTCAAAGTTTGTAGCTGGTATGCCTGTGAATCTACCCCATGATTTTGTAATGTTGTTCATTACATATTGCTCAAATCCTATATTTGTGGGAATGTTCACAATAAGCATGTTGGCTTTTGCAAAATACTGGATTTCCCAGCCAAAATTAGTGCTATACAAACCAGTTGCTTGAGCAAAAGCACCATAAATCTTGTCTGTTAAGTTTACGCGTGGATCTAAACGGCTAGATTGCAATGATGCAGCCAATGGTACAAGGCCTTCTTGGGTAATTAGAAGTAAATCACCGCCAAATTTAGCAAAACATCTTCTTGAGAATGTCTGGCCTAGTTGCCATACGCCCCTTAACGCCCATGTTGCTACATCGCTAGGATCTGTACCTTCATAAACGATTACTTCGCCCATGTTAGTTACAAAAACTGCGTAATCATCAACGCCTTGGCCAGCATCAATAGTCCAAGTACCCATAGCTTGGATAAAACCACCCATTTTGGCTACTGATCCAAAGTCTAATTGGCTTGCCGCACCTGATACAGCCTTGGTATTCAAATACCAAACATTCATTGAGTTCTTTTCTACATAAAAAAGACGCTCTTTAAAGACATTGACATTGATAAAACTGTTTGAATTAACACCAGTGATAGCATGAACCACTGTATAAGTTCCGACTACGCTTGCATCTAATGTTGGTGCTGTAGCCATTACATAGGTAAAGGTTGTTGCGCCTGTTACAGTAATTAGATAAGTGCCGTTGTAATTGGACTCAACAGCGCCTGAAATGGTCACTTGATTGCCAGTTACCAAACCATGTGCAACAGCCGTTGTTAGGGTCGCTGTTAGGTTTCCTGTGCCACCCCTTGTAATGGTACTAATTGTCTGTGCTGTGCCTGTGGCGGCTACTTTAATCCAATCTGTTCCGTTATATAGTAAAGCTGGATCTTGGCCGTTTACTGCTGATAAAAATGGATCACCAGCGCTATTAGTAAAGTTAGCGTGTTGGAATCTGCTATTAGATAAGCCTGTATATACAGAAGTTGCTGTAGAAGTGGCAGTATCGTAAATAACACCGTTGGCCACCGCAAACAAAGTCTGAGATGTTGGGCCAGCAAAGTTCATTAAAGTGTCTACTGATCCATTAATTCCACCAGAGTGCTGGCTATAACCCTTGCGCATCAAAATATCTGTAGGCGTAGGGAAAAAATTAACCATCTCTACCGCATCAATTGGGTTCATTTCAGCTAAAGAATCTCTAGCATTCCAGCCACCAATAGGTGAGGGCAAACTTGCCGTTCTAGCAACTCGTCTTTGTGGAAAAGCCATAATTAACTTCCGTAGCCAGTATCTGGGATATTTGCGTAACCGATAAGAACCTTAGATGGGTAAGGTGCGAATGATAAGTTTGGAGCGCCCTTGTCGTTGGCTTTTGCCACATTCAAATAGCGATCATATTCTTGCTGCAACGCAGTAGTGTCAAAGCCTTTGATCTGCCAATATCTAAGCTTAGTGCCTAGGATCATAATTTGATCATCAAATATGGTCGTATCTGTATCGGCTGTAAAGCTATTTTTTACTTGGCCAGTTGAGCTTTCAGCCCAGCCTTTTGAACGGTATTCATAACCCAAATACTCTTGGGTGTTCATCATTGGCCAAATATTGAAGTATTGACCTAAGATTCTCCAGCGAACACGCGGGCCTGTTGAGATATAACCAGACTTGAGCCACTGCCATTGCTGGGCATCTTCTGGCCCTAGCATTTCCCAGTGTTTAGTTTTATCCCATTGAGTGCGGTCTGTAATTGTTTCGTAATCAGGCGGTAAATCGTACTGAGTCTGGCCAAATGTTAGAGTTGTTCCGATTTCAGTCTGTTCTGCTGGCTGATTAAGAGTAACAGTTGATCCGCTTACAGCTACTACATAGCAATCTTGAGGTATGCCAGTACCTGTAACCATCCATTTATTAGGCACAATGCCTGTGGTGTCTGCCACATTTAAGATGTCATAAGAGCCATCCAATACATCGCCTGTAGTGCTTACAGATTGAGTGTAAAAGCGATACTCTTTTTGCAATGCTCGCCAGTCGTACTCTTTTGTTAGGTTATAGCCTTGACGGTTCATCAAAGCTAATAGCTGGATCACATCTTGATTGGTGTTGCCAGCGACAGAAGTAGGGGCTACTAATCCAAGCTCGTTAGAAGTTTCTTGTATTAGCTGAAGCATTGTCTGTGACATGGAGAATCCTTTACTTTAGTGGTTTGCACCCTAAGTAATTAAGGTTTTCTGCATTATAACAATTACTGCACAAAATAAAAGGGGGCGAACCCCCTTTATTATTCTTCTACTTCTTCTTTAACCTTGCGTTTAGGTTTCTTATCAGAAGCCATTAACAACAAAGCTTTCATTTGCTCTTGCATTTCAGCAAGTTTGCGGTCTGTTTCAGTCTTAATTCTCTCGTTTTCAGCCTTTAGTTCAGCAATTTCAGCTTCACGCTTGGCTTCTTCGGCAGAATCATTGGCTAGGTTTAGAAACGCTCTGGCTTTGTCACGCAATGAGTTAGGGGACATACCAGCAATCATGCCAATTCTTTGCAATTGACCATCATTAGCGTTAGCTACTAGCTCTACAGTAAAGAACTTCAATGCTCGCAATTCTTCGGCAGCGCTAGCAGTTAATTGTGGCCATTCGCCTACTGGCGTACCAACAATTTGAGCTTGTCCAGCTTGCTTGTTTTGGAAATGCGCCCACTGTCTTGGGAATCGGGCTTTGTGATCCTCTCTAGCAATGGTGTCAATTTGGGTTAATTGATCACTAGGGGTCATAATTTTGACAAACACGACATCTTGAAAGATTGGTCTGCCAGCTTCTTCTGAAGCAAAGTTTTGTTTTACAGGTTTGATGTAGAACTCTGCGTACAAGTTCTCATCGCCATTACGAATATCTGACTCAATAGCCATTAAGCTCTCCTAAGTGGTTAGGGTTTAAAAGTAAAAAAGGGCAGTCCGTTAAGACCGCCCCCTTAGTTTACTACTTAAGCTAATTAAACGCTAGTAGCTGCAAACCACGCGTAATCACCAGATGCTAGAGCAACTGCTGGGCTAGTATAAGAACCGCCAGAAGCTGTAACAACAAATGTTGAAGCATTGATTGAGCAAGTAGCTGTTGAAGCTGTTACTGCTGCACCCGCAACACCTAGTACATAACGCTTACCGTCAGCGGCAAACACTTGTGAACCAAGTGGGCCATTAACAGGTACGCCAGTACCAGCAGAGTTAGGATTAGTTTGAACTGCGTAGTCCAAATTAATGCCAGCGGTAGGGGTAATAGAATAAGACATAATTTTCTCCTAAAAGTTAGTGGATGTAACCGCAATTAAGCGATCAACACGCCTTGCAAGAAGCTGTTAGATGTAGTCAAGTTACCAGCCCAGCCGTAAAGCTTAACGATAGCATCTTGGTTAATCGCTTGACGCTCACCACCGATAGGTACAAAGTTACGCTCTTTGTGTGGGCGCAAGAAGATGTAGTTAGTGTTCAAGAAGAACATGTGGTTTGCTGTACAAGCATTACCAACACCACCGTCTAACACTACATCCGCAGATGTGCCACCACCGTAGAACTTCAATGATGCGAAACCACCAGCAGCAGATTCTTCGCTAGTAATACGCTGAATTGCTTGTAGTGACTGAACATACAATGAGTAGTAGTTGTTGTCAGCAACGATCAAGTCAGCCTTGTCATTACCACGAACCAACTGAATAGCCAATGAAGTCATATACTTCTGGATGTTAGTAGCTGAAACTGCTGCGCCACCGTCAGATGTACCAGAATACTTCTTAGACTGCCAGAAAGTCCAGTTTGCACGGTTAATACCACCGTATGTACCAGAAGTAGGAGCGTCAGGTACGGCAGCAGCCAAACCAGTGATGTTCTTACCACCGTTACCAGTACCGTCACCATAGATGTCAGAACCAATACGGTTTAATAGACGAGCTTCAGAAACTTGCATACGACCATCTAAAAGGTCAATGATTGCTTCTTTGCTTGAGTTTTGCAACATTTCCAAACCGCTCATTGTTACTGAGTCAGCATACTGAGTGATGCTGAACTGAGCAGCAGAGATTGGGCTGTCAGGAGTAATGTTAAGAACTTCGTAACCAGAGTATGAGTTAGCGTTGTTCGTATTAGGATCGTTATACATGATTTCTTCCAAAATCACATTACCGCCTGAGAATGGGCGTACATTGCCCTTAGACTTCAAGCGCTTTAATAACGCGTTGTTGTTTGTTAAGTTGTCTGCCAATTCACCGCTACGGCTTTGGATTGTTGTAGCGATAATATCGGTAATTGCTGAGTTAGCGAATGCCATGATATTTCCTTAAAAAAAGTTTATTAAACACGACTGCCTAGTTCACCCATTTGTTCGGCTAATATAGACCGTCTATCCTTTGCGCCACCTTGGCCACTTTGACTGTTAGGGGTAACAGACTTAGGACTTACAGCAGCAGCTTTAGCTTTTGCGACTCGCTGGGCTTGCGTTGCTTGTTTAGTAGCACTTTGCAGAAGTCTATTCTGCTCAGACTGCCAAACTTCATCGTTCAAGCGTACAGCTTTTGCGTAAGCTGTTTCAAGGTCGTTTGCCAAACCGTTCTCAAGTAATTGAGCCATTTGTTCACGCACCGCCTCAAAATGTGGATGTTTGTCCACATCACTACTAAATCTTTGTATCTCGTTCATTAGAACGCCTTGCTCTTGCTGCTCCTTCCAGCTACCAACCTGTTGAACTTGTTGTTGCAACTGTTGAATCTGCTGTTGTAACGCAAAAGCCTGTGGGTCTTGATACTGTGTTGTATTTTCGCCACTGTAGCCTGAGTTTAAATCAATTCCGTAATCTTGTGCAAGTTTGTTAAAAAGTTCAATCTTTTGCTGGTATGGGGCTTGCGATAGGATCATGTGGGCGCGGCCCAAATTGTTGATCCATGCTGCTGGGTGAATGCCGTTTTTTTGCAATTCTGGTACAAATGGGCTAATTGCTTCTGTAAGTGATCTAGCGTTATCAGCTTCAGCTTTGTACGCAGAAACGCCCTTCTTAAACTCATTTTCACGCTGGACATTGTATTGCAGCAATGAGCGAGCTTCATTCTGGCTTAGTGCTTCGCCCTTATCTAGCTTATCCCATAGGGGTAAATACTCTTTTTTCCATGTTGTCGGTCTAGCAACAACTGGCGTATATTCTTGTTCTTCTGTTACTTCAGATTCTTCTGCCGTAGCTTCTGTTTCTGCAATTTCCGTTGGAGCTTCATCTTGAGCAGTTTCTTTAGCAGCGAATTGTCCTTTTTCGTTGCGTATCGGATCATCATCTACCTCAATCTCTCGTTCTACAGGGGCTTCCAATGTGCCATCTTCGGCTTGATCCATCGCGGCCATCAATTGTTCTCTACGGTCTAGTTCTGACATGTTGCTCTCCAAGTTGTCGGATTATCGGTATCTAAGCTTTTCGTATGCTATTTCAGCAATGCGTTGCTTAAGTTTAGGGTCTTGCTTTGGTGCTTCATTGCTCATTTTCTCGTTGCCTACCTCAATACAGCCATGTTGCTTAAGGTGCGCTCTATGTTTACTACGGCTTTCAATGTACGAACCATCAATCTGGCTTACATATCCTTGAATATCTGATTGGATCATTGGGGCTTGTTTTCTGGTCATGGATTCTTTGATTTTCCATGCTTCTTCGGCTTCTGGCGTACCTAATTGGTATCCCCAAAAGTCCAAATATTTGTCTTTATCTGACATTTGGCTGTTATCGGCTTTATCGTACTCGCTTTTGCATAGTGGGCAAATATGTTTCATTACATCCTCGCTATTAGTTCTGGTATTTTGTGGTATTCATCAGGTTTTAAGCAGATTACGGAGTCATACCATCTGGCATTCTTCCATCTCCAACAAACAAATGAATCTTGGGGTAGTAAAACAATGGTTTTAACGCCCAAAGCACCAGCTAAATGGGCTGTTCCAGTGTCTACAGTAACTATTCCCTTCATGGCCTTCATGTGTTTAGCAGTAATTGACCTAGTCTTTTTGCCACCCATCGTTAGGTAAGGGGTAGAAATTGCCCTCTGTTTCTGGATTTAGCGAATAAACATCGTTACCCACTAGACTTTCCATGTGTTCTACAGAAATAGACTTGATCCAGTGCAATGTTCCCTTGCTTGCAGACCAATTAACGCCTACTTTCTTAGGAATATTGCTGGCTTCTGCTTCAAAGTAGCCCTCTGATCCAACAACTTTCTTGGCATTTACAGGGAAAAGTGATTTTGCGTAAGGCATAGCGCAGTCAATGTAGTATGGCAATGACATAGAGCCAATCCATAGGTCACATTCGTGGGCTGGGCCTTCTTCCGTCAGGTTAGTTATCTGATCTATGCACTCCATTTGCCCAAGTAACTTCATCAATGGCGGTACGCATAAAACAACTACCTTTTCTGCACCCAAAACTTTGAGGGCTGGCAAGAATCTAGCGTATTGGAATATATCGCCAAAGCCTTGCTCCATTTGAACCACAATAGATTTGCCTATAAGTGATTCACCGCACCAAGTTTTAGGGGCTTTTGGTAGTCTTTCGTATGGAATTTGCTGATTACCTAGGATGGCTGGATGCCAACGGTATTCAAAAAGCCTAAAGCCAGCAGAATATCTACCAGCATGTAGATGGTTGTAAGCCTTCTTGTACTCTGCGTGTGGGTTTAGATTAGTAGTAATAATGCTTCCTCATCATCTCGTTCAGCAGCCATTTGAGCTTCGTGAATCGCTAACATGGCCTGTGCCTGTGCTATCTGATTCCTTAACTCAACCGTTTTCAGCAGTTGTTCTTGCTGGCGTTGAAGATTGATAATGGTCGCATTGAGTTTCTTAAGGTCAATTGACGGTTTATCAATCTTAACTTCTGAAACGGATTCTACTTTAGTTACTTTAACTTGTAAAACTGGTTTTGGATCTACCAAGTCAGCAATTTGTTGTTTGCGTAGTAATGATTTGTTTTTTCTAGCCTGTATCTTGCTGGCTTCTGCTTGGGCTATTTTCTTTTGTAGTTTTTTGTAGCGTTTGTACTCATCTTTTGTAAAGCCATCATGAGTATCAATTGTAGGTACATCGCCACCTGTAACCGTACCAACAAAATCACATGAATCGTTCTGATCTACTGCATAAATAACACCAGTTACTGGATCTACTTGAAACCCAGAGTTCTGGAAAGCATTAGACTGAAACGCTGTGGTCATTACGCGCCCCAGACGGCTACAGTTGTAATGGTCAAAGTGTCAGTTGATGCGTCAGTTGTTAGGGTTACGCCAGCACCAGCAGCCACCGTCAAAGTATCGTTATTGGTGTCAGCCACAATGGTAGATTGACCAGCTACAGCCACATTCTTAAATATGTTCTGGGCGCTACCTGTATCAGTATTGTTTACAGTAATACTGCCACTAGAAGTAATTGGGCCACCTGATACAGAAATACCTGTTCCAGCAGTTAAATCAACGCTAGTTACTGTGCCTGTTGTTGGGGTAGTCCAAGTAGGTGTATTGCCTGTGCCAGCAGATGTTAATACTTGGCCACTTGTACCTTGGCTGCCATCAAATGTAGTTGTACCTGTAATTTCAACATTGACCGTATGCAAAGTTCTGCCAAAAAAGGCATCACGCCAGTTTCTACCACTACTGCCTATATCTTTAGCGTTATTTGTATTAGGGTCTAAATCAGAAACAATCCTAGCTCTCACATCTAATGTATCAGTATTTGAGCCACCCAAAGTTTGTATCATCATTGACTATTAAATTGGCAGTAGTAAGCGTATTAACGCCACTCATGTTATTTGAATCATCAACAATTACTGCTGAGTTTTGAATAAGCTTGCCAGTAGTTGTATCGTATCTGGCCAAAGCGTTATCTGTTGCAGAAGCTGGGCCAACCACATCGCCACCCAAAGATGGGCTTGAATTAGTGATTACGCCAGTGGTGTTATCGTAACTAATGCCTGTGCCAGCACTTACTGAAGCTCTAGCCCTAGCAGTCGTAAAGTATTCGTTTGTGCCTTCAGCAATGTTTGTAGTGGTAAGAACTACAGTGCCAACTTGACCGTTTACAGATGTTAACCGCATCGGTATTGTACTACCTTTTAGCCAAACTGTGCCGTTGTAAATAGCCCAATCGCCAATATTCCAATCGGTAATGCCGTTAAGGTTTGTAGATCCAGCCACATCAACAACATAGTAATAACCCTGAGTACCTAACGCTAGATGTCAAAGTTGGCGTATTTGTACTGGCGTTCCATGTAGCCTTGATAATTTAGATCACCTTGCAATGGAATCTGGCTTGTTGGTACTTTACCGCCAGCGTCTAAAGTTGCAACACCCAATGGCTGCGCTTTCTCGCTTGTAGGTATATAACCGCTAACCGTTGTACCGCTGATTGATCCACCAGTAATGCTCACATTATTGGCGTTTTGCTCGGCCATTGAGCCAAGACCTGTAAGCGTATGATCAGCGTTCCAATCCGATGGGCGTACTAAGTCGGTATCTGTGGTATCAGGTACGGTACTTACTTTGGTGTGTTTGACTGTAATGGCCATTATTGATTATTCCTAATGATAGTACCGCCAGTAATATTGACCGATTGCGTGATGTTGATAGCAGTAATGTCTAGGTTTAAGTCTGCGCCTGTTACGCCTACTGATCCATCCATAACCACGCTTGTATTATCGGATTTAAAGACTCTAAAGAAGTTTGCTACCCCAGTGGCCACTGCAACACCAGTATTGACCGTTCCAAGTGTCAAAGTGCCGTTGGTATCTGTACCAAAAGCACCTGATAACACGCATGAAACTAGCAAAGTCTGAGTTGTAATACCTGTATTGGCATTAGCTGGCGCAGAGCCTTGGTAAATGTTAATGATGGCATCGTTTCCAGCGTAAGTAATCAACGCTTCATTCTGAGCGTGACGCAATGCGTTGGAATACTTTAAAGCGCTCATTGAACACCTATGATTTTACCGTCTGCTCCGCGAATAACCTGTTTAGGCCTGTTTTGGCTTTGGTTAATGTTTTCAGCTAACTGTGCAATCATGTCAGCGGTCTGTTGATTACCTTGCTGGATAGCAGAAGCAATAGGTGCAAGCGGATGCTCCATAGCTTTAGCCATATCTTCGTCTAGATCATAAGCCTGTGGCAATCCCTCACCACCGTTTACGCCAGCAGAAATTTGGGCTACTTCAACTTTTGCACCGTTGTTCACATAAGCCAATAACAACTGAGTATTACGCTCTGTCATCATTTTCATTTGTGCCATTTTCATTTCCATCTCACGCTCTGCTGCATTTCTTTGCATTTCCATTTGCATGCGGACTTGAGTTTCTTGAGATTGGTACTCTTGTTTAGAGCGCTCCATCTCAATTTGTGACTGCATCTTTTGTTGTTCTAGCTGCATTTGAGCTTGCATCTTTTGTTGCTCAAGCTGCGCTTGCATCTGCATTTTCTGGACTTCTGGGCTTGGTTGTTTAGGCTGGCCTTCTTGCATCTTGGCTTGTTCGCGGAATTTATCAGCGGTTTCGTCAATCAAACCTTCAATTTGCTTACCAGCTTTAAATGCAGTCACGCCAAACTTAAGCATTTCCATGAACAATGGTACTAATTCTGGTACGGCTTGGCCTACAGGTAGCGCAGTTTGTACAAATTGGCTAACAGCAGTCAAAAACTCAACGCGATTAGCTTTTTCTTGCTGCTCATCCTGATAAATCATTGAATCGCTAGTGACTTCAATGCGGAAGTTCTTAGATGCTTCTGATTTCAACAACTCTAAAGCTTGCGGTACTAGCTGCCTATCGTTTTCTGATAGCTGATCAGCGCCAGAAATCTTAATAATAGTTTCTTCGCTAAAGTGATTGCAGATAATCTGGGCTTTAATGTTAAGCAACATAGTGGCAAACTGCACCACATGGTTTTGCATGGTCTTAAGACGGCCAGCAGCGTTGTTGCTCTTGATAATCTGAGCGCCTAATGTTTCATTAGGATCAGTCTGGCCACGCTGAATGTCAGCAATGCCCATGATTTCATAGATTTGACTCTTAACTTGCTCCATTGCTTGGTAGCAAGAGATTAAAGCGTTAGCAAATGGGGCAATATCCACTAAATCAATAGCGCCCTTCATGCCTTGCTTCTCGGCAAATGCCATCCAGTTATGCACTGGAATCAATGTATTGTTCTCTCCCTCAGAGAATAAACGCTGCAACTCGCTAGATGATGCGTCATAAACACCGCGAACCTTCAATGCGTTGATTAGGCCATCTATACGGTCTGCCAATGTGTCAAGCTCTTTGGCCTGATCCTGATACATCACGAAATCAGGGATTGGTTCTAAGTTTTCAGTGGTTAGATTGCTATAAAGTGGCTTTGGACATGGGAAAAAGCTTTCAAGCTGTAGCGGATCTGGGCGCTCATCAAGAATCTTGCCTAATGATTTGCTGATCCATAGTGCTTTACCAGTTTCTTTATCCCAAATCTCATAAATAACGGCTTGTTGAGAAGCATCTTGTTGATGGGCGTAAGTCTTGCCATCGCTAGGCGTTGAATCCAATGGTATTTGATAGCCCATTTCTTCGCCAAAACGCTCAACAAGAGCATCGCGGTTCATGTAGACTTTACGCCATACAGAAGTTACTTCTTCCCAAGTTCTGGCTACTGAGTGGCCAAAGTCACGCCAGTGGACATAATCAATAGGTGCGCATTCGTACTCAATACGCTCTGGGCTTTCGTTCTCTAAGCCTTCTGTTGATTCGTCTGCTTCATCAACATCTTCTGTAACTTGTAAGCCATCTTCTGGCATACCCTTTTCACCAGCAACAATGTGCGGTTCATAACGAACCCAAGCTGTACCGCGGCCACCAATCATGCGGTCAAATACCACAGAGTCCATTGCGGACTTGTAATCAGTATAGTGTTCTAGTTCAAACTCAAGGGCGCGCTCAAGCATCATAGAAGCAACGCGACCAATTGGATCATTGTCGCGGAATCTACGGCTTACATCTGGTCTTGGTAGTCGTGCAAAGATGGCTGGAATAACCGTCTGCACATTGGAATATAGGATATTGAATCTAGCGTTAGGATTGTTCTGAGTCCTAGAATCGTCACGATAGCGTTTGAGAATTTTATCTGATCGGCCTTCCCACTTCTTGTAGGTGCGCTCATAAGATGCAATGGTGTTGTACCATTTCTCATAGGTGTGTTTTGACGAATTTTCCATGCTTATATTCTTCCGCTAGGTTTTGGGGCTTGAGTTTTCCACAAATCATTTAGTGTGGTGTCATTCTTACCTACTACAATACCCCTGATAGAGTTGTCTTTCGGAGTGGTTTTATCTTCTTCTTTCCATGCTATTGCAAGCATACGGAAAGCATCTGCACCATGAGAAGTCCAATCATGTTTAGGTTTATCCCTAAAAACCTTCTNGTCCTCATCGTATTCACGCTCGATACTGCCGTAAGCACTCTATACCGTCATGACATCTATCTGCATCTAAAACCAGACTTCGCATTAATGCTAAGTCTAGTGGCTTGAATTACCGTCTTGAAGCGATAAGCTTGGTACTATTTTAAGCGATTCTATAGGAATTTTGCTAGCTATTTGTTCAATAATTGATTTTCCACCGCTTGCCAGTGTTTTTGCTCTGGCATCATGGGGTAAGTAATGCTTGCCATACTTCCATTTATTCTCTTGGCGCTTGGATTCCAATAGATCAGTGTAGTAACTGACTTGATGGCCGTTAGAGCTATGGTAGTCCAGTATCCTAATCTCTCCGTAGATCACTTGGTAGAACCAAAGTGCCGTATCGTCTGAGTAACCCAAGTCCCATGCCGTATTGACTGGGAATAGTGGATCAGCTTCTACCGTAGTAATGCGCTTGGCATCGGTCAAGACTCGCATCTCTTTACCGTAATAAGCGCCCATAATGGCAGCTTCAAAGCTACATTCAAACTCTTGCTCATACTGATCTGGTGACATAGAAGCTTGGGCATCTTCTAACTCTGAATTGGGTAATAGGCCTGTTTGGCTAGCTCTTAGTGTTTTAGCAAACCAGCGATTATCCTTCGTAGCGTTTGTATATACATCGTAAAAGGCATTATGTCCTTTAGGAGTACCAATAAACACAGCCCAGCCCATGCGGTCAGCAAGCAAAGGGCGAATAATCTCTCCCCACATCCTTGGCCGCATGTCTGCGTACTCATCAAGTACCACTCCATCAAGATACAAACCCCTGAGAGCATCAGGATTATCAGCACCATAAAGCTTGATTTTCGCTCCATTGACTAGCTCCACCCATAGTTCAGATTGATTGGCTTTAGCCATGACTGGCTTAGAATACCGTTGTAAGTAATCCCAAGCAATATTCTTGGCTTGAGAGTAGTAAGGGGCTACATAAGCGTATTGGCCATGCTCTTTATCTTCGGTCAAAGCACGAAAAATTAGATCATTGATGCACGATACGGTTTTACCGCATCTACGGTGTGCAACTACTACGGCCCAGCGTTCTTGCCTGTTATGAAAGTCCTCAAATACAGTTCTGGGCGAGTAGTCTAGCTCTATGTCTAAGACTTCTTCCATGAAACCTGTATCTTTACTGGAGCTTTATCGTCACCAACAAGTTCTTGGCGGGCTAGCTTGGGTACATGGTATTCAACAACGGATTGAAGCATCGCAAATGCTTTTTCTGGATTAGGGGGTACAAGCCACTTGCCTGATTCTTCGTCTTGAATGCCCTCTGCCACGCTTTCAAGCCACCCTTGCATCTTGTCTGTATTGCCATCAACAAAGCGCGCTATGGCTTCTCTAGCTAGGCTAGTGGACTTATTTGGGCTACCCGCTGGTCTACCAGCACCCTTAATATTTCCTGATTGTTTATTTGCAGACATAACTTGTTACCTAAGTATTTAGATAAGTTAAGTATATTACTTTTTTGCTTTCTTTTCTATCTCTTTAGCTAATAGCTCTTTGCGTGATGGTTCTTTGTTACGCTCAGATACGGTTTTGTTAAGAGAGTCGGCCAGTTGTTGCCCCCAGCCTTTAGGCATAAACTTATTTGTTTCCACCTAGAGTTCCTTTATAGACATCTTCATCAATAATACCAGCTTTGTATTGTTCTTCAAGGGTATCGCGCAATCTTTGTTTGATCACCTTTTCATCCAACTGTGGGATTCTATTAATGTCTGTGGCGCGGGCCATGTTCTTACCCAATGAGTTATCAATCACAGTAAAGTCCACATTTGGGTTATCAGCGTACTTTTTCATTAGCTGATCAATGGTCTGTCTTGCGCCAATGTGGGTTTTTAGGTGTTCTTCAATAGGTACAGTTCTGCCTGATCCTAGTTCTTTTTTCATTCGCATTGCTCTGGATAACGCGCCCTCAGTTAAAGCTTCTACTGGATCGCGGAAAGTGTAAGCAATTGATACCCTACGGCCAGAGTCTAGGGCTTGATCAATCTTCTTTACCGCGGATGGTAGCTTATTCATGTTTGTGTCGTAAACCATTTACGGCAGCGTTCACAATGTCTGGTACTGCGTCTAATGATGTTGTCTTACCAGCGCCAGTGCCACCACCTGTAAATAGTACATAAGAGTCTTGTTTAGGCGGCTGCTTAAGTAATTCTTCGTAGTATTGCTTAGTGAATGCGCTTGCGGGTTCATGCACATTGGCTGATAGTGTGCGGTTTCCCCTGTAATCTGGGCTAAGTTCGCGAGCAATATCAGTGTTAATGACTTTACCGCCTTTGGCTTCACCCTAAAAGCTTATATTCATCCATTAGTGCTGCGTATTCGTTTAAGCGTCTGTTTTCTAGTGCTTGGCCAATGGCATCTAATTTAATTGGCGCTGCATTTGCCATAGTTTTAGGCATTGCCCTAAGTAATGCTGGTACGCCAGCAGCCATAGTTGCAATATTAGCTAACTGACCGTATTTCTGGCCTTGCATGTAGGCTGCATCATTAGGATCTAATACAGATAAGTTTTCTTTTGTTGGCAATCCAGTTGCGCCAGTAATGAAGCCAGTTACTGCGCCTTGCTGTCTTGGGCGGTTGCTGATCTGTGGATAACCAATAAAAGCCCCTTCTTGGGGATTCTCAGCTTGTTTTAAGCGTAAGAGTTCAGCAAGCGTAGCCATAGTTAGAACTTATCTTTAACTACTTTGTTAAATAGTTTGTTGATCATCTCTCTGCGGGCAATACGAGCAGCTTCTTGCTTTTCAAGAGTAGATTCTTTGTGCGGTTGCAACAAAGAGTTTTCTGGTTTAATTTTTTCTTTAGGAAACATTACATATCCTTCATAGCGTCAGAGATTACTTCTCTGCGTGGTTTTTTAGCTGTTTTAGCAGCATCTTTAAAGTCTTGGGCAGATGGTCTACCTTCAGCGCCAGCCTTTTTCATCTTTTCGCCTGATCCTTTGGCGATACGCTCACGCTTTGCGTAAATGTTAGCGTATAAACCTTTACTCATCACGCTCACCTAAAAAGCGACCATAAGCTTCTTCTAACTTAGCTTTACGGCTACCTTTTGCGTTGTCACGCTCTACATTTAAAGCGATGGCAACAGCTTGCTTCTTTGGCTTGCCAGCCTTCATCTCGGCTTTAATGTTCTTGCCGACTGATTCTTTTGATCCTGATTTATCTAAAGGCATGGCTTACCTCAAAAATTTAAGTTTATAAACGGTTGAATTGATTAAATTAACGATGTTGTCAATTTCGTTTTGTAGTTCTGAGTCTTGCGGTAGTGATCCGCGAGCTTCGCCAACAAACTTTTGCAATGATTCCATGTATGCAAGAGCGCTTTTGTTGCCAGAGTTATGGTAATTGGTAGGGTATGACTCAATAAGGCCGTATTTGCCTTGATAAGACTCAACTAGCGCATCTACGATACCTTCAATGTTTTCGTAGTATTTGGCCAGAGCCTTATGTTCTGAATAAGATTTAGAGGATAAATGCAGTTGATGGGCGATTGTCGCGCTATGCAATAGCGTTTGAACAAACATAGCGCAGTCTTTATGTTGCATAGCATCTCCAAAAAAGATGGGTACTTTCTACGGATTTCCCCAAATATCACTCTCGTAGATCCATTATCGCCTATTTCTTTTCTCAAAACAACAGCCACATAGCCATTTTTGATTCATTCCTTCGTTGTAAGGTACATATCTACCAAACTCTTTTGGTTTTCGTAATTTACAGTTTGAGCATTCTTGCAAGGTTCTGTCACCGTTAGTCTTGTCGTGGTTCATTTATTTCATCAATCATTACTAGGCAGCCACCGCCTTTGCGGATTTCGCCCCTTTGTATCATTAAAACATCAATCTGCTCATCATTATCAAACACGCCAGCATCCGCTAGGGCATCCCAGAGGGCCTTAATGCGGTTATCTATGTCTTGCTTGCGTCTATCCTTGGGATATAGTGTAACTTGCATTTCTAGGCGTTTCTCACCCATTTTAGGTACGCAATGCTCAATCACATAGTCTTGCACCTGTAATTTAAACTCTTTGCCAGCTTTGGATACATATCTGCGGTGGCCATGCACCCCCCAATAGTGGTTTACTGAGGGGGGTAAGGGTAGGTTAAGAATCAGCAAGCAGTTTCTCCGTCATTTCAAGCAAATCTTCTTGTCCAATTTGATAATGTTTTTCAAACCCTTTTGTTCCAAGACCATGAACACCTGTATTTCCGCGGTGGTGTTCTGGGCATAATCCGATAACTGGAGCATTAGCTCTTTTACCGCCAAAGCGTCTAATGTGGTGGATTTCGCACTCTGTCCCTCTGTGGCCCAAGTGATAACAAAGGATACATCCGAGTCTTGCGACTCTGGAGTAGTGTTCTTTTTCACTTTTGGTCATTGAGCATCTGTCTGGCAATATCTTCTAGATCATGCGTTAAGTCTACTAATGCAATACTTATATCGTAAGCGCCATCCCAGTCTTTTTTGAGGGTGGCTTCTTCGTAGGCCTTAGTTGTTCGTTTGATCTCTAGCAAAGTTTCAGCAAAATCAATGTATTTTGGGTTTTTAACGGCAAAGTTGATTGCCTTGTTTAGTGTTTCGTTCAAGATTGATTCCTTATCATTTTGTCAAATTGTCTGTCGTTGGCTTGCTGAGTGCGCCATGTTTCCCAGCGTAATTCAGCACATTTTATGTGCAGCTTGAGCATTTCTACTTCGTGGGTAGCTATGCCAATAGCCTTGCAATGCTGCTTGTATTGTGGGCTTGAATATGCTTCGCGCTCTTGGCCAGCTATGGTAGTTTCATTACTGGCTTTCATCAAATCCGCTTTAATGGAGCTTTTAGCGTTTTCCAGATCAGCAAGAATAGCTTTGGCTTTTGCGTACTCTGGGGCTTTATCAAAAATAAAGTCTATACAAGCGTTTGGATCTATCTCTTTTGCCATAATTCTATCAATCCTTCTTCCAGTCGTTTTCGGGCCTTTGATCCGCGCATTTTCTCTGCAAGTTCAAGGTATTTTCTGCGTTCTGGCAAGACCAAACTGGCAAGCCAGCGCAGTTCACATTGGTGTCTATGTTCTTCTTGATCAAAAGGGGGCATCCTCGTAAACAGGTCTTGGTTGTCTGACGCGCTCAAAAGTCCATCCTTCTCTTAAATTTGTAATATGTTTAGCTTCCCATAAGCTGCTTACAATGCGCATCCTATCGTGGTTTTCGTCAAATATATGGTATTTCATGCACCCGCCAATTTTAAGCGTTCACGATACTGGCCTTCAGTTTCACCAACTTTAGGCGGCAGCCCAAGTTCTTTACCTCTAGCCATAGTGCTGGCAAGAGTAGAGTCCCAGCGAGCATAAGGTTTATCTTGGGTGGTTACAGATTGCTGGCGTTGGTTGCGTACCCAGTTGCGCCAAGTAGCAGTCCAATCTAGTTTTNNACCTTTTTGGCCACCAACGGAAACCCAATAATCTTTAAATTGAGCAAACACCTCTGGTGGTTTTAGATCAGGTCTAGTGGTCTTGCAAAAATCTTCCCAGTCTTTAGGTAGTTCAAGGTCTTTATCTAATCTTTTGGCCTTGGGCGCTTTAGCGCTCTCAATACTATGGTTATTGGTTAATGGTTCTTGGTTCTTGGTTTGCATTGGGGGGTGTTTAGGGGGGCTATCGCTACCCTTACCCCACCTCAATGCAGCCCCTTTGCGGCCACCTTCTTGCATAGCATGGTATTTGGCTATTTCTTTATCAGCCCTTTTATTTTTCCAGCCATCTTCGGTTTCTTCAAAAAATTCAACTAATATTGCAGCCACAATTTCTTCTGTAGATTTAACTCTTTTTGCAAGCCACATTAAGTTTCTTGTGAATGGTTGTTCAGTCTGGTAGTAAAGGTCAATGAGCCTTCTGTAAGCCAAATCTTCTTCGTTTGTAAGATGGCTAGTGTGACTTATGTAGTCACCTATGTGAAATGGATAAAAATTCATGTCAGCCTTCAAAAAAAATGGCTTCACCTGATACCCAATCCTTTTTTAAGGGATCTGGAAGGACAGGTCTTACGAACCCGCTGAGTACCATGTGAAGCCACCGTAAGTTTAATCCCCTTCCAAGAGATGTGCTTATCATATCAAACTAATTTAATTCTGGCCAAATAAACTTGTAATTTTTAGGGAATAAAGATTTTCTAGTGATCAAGCCATGAGAATTATGCTCAAGCTGCGCGGCCAGATACATTATCTTATCCTTTGGTATCCCGCTAGACTTCCACTGGCTAACCGCTGGCAAGCTTACTTCGCACATATTGGCTACCTTAGTAACCCCGCCAAGTAATGTAATTATTTGTTCATCTGTTAGTTTCATAGTTAGCAATCTTAATCTTTTTTACAATATTTTGCAATAGTGCTTGACATCTTAATTTAGAGGGCTTAATATTTAACCATAGCAATTTTGCTATGAGAAATGGAGTAACAAATGAACAAAATACCAAAGTCATTAAAAGACAAAATTATTAAATCGCATGGCGGTTTGATTGATCAAGTAAAACAGCTTGAGCAACAAAGAAAAGCAGATTACTTGAACCAATTAAGAGCCTTGAGCAACAAAGCTAACGATAAATAATGGAGTTTATATGGATGATTACGAACAATACAATGATCAGCTACAAACCGAGCAACGCTTGGTAAACTATTAGCGAAAAGCTAGAAGCTAGGTGACATTCTCACGATAGAAGAAATTGACCTTTGGCGTTGGGCCTGTGGATTACCTATTCGTCAAGCGCCCTAATGTTTTTGTATCAGATTTTTCAAGACTGGGCAACTATCTGGCGTAAAGCTGGTGGAATTTAATAGATAAGGGGAAATTATGTTAATCGCAAGTACAAGTTCAAATTCAGATTTTAAAAAAGCACCAGCGGGCAATCACTTAGCTCGTTTGTATCGCATCATTGATCTAGGCACTCAATCAGTAGATTGGAAAGGCAAAGTCAATATGCTGCACAAAGTACAGTTCTTTTTTGAGTTGCATGGCGAAGATAATGAGGGTAAACCATTAGCTACAGATGATGGCAAGCCACTGATCCAGACCAAACGCTATACCATTAGCCTTAATGAAAAGGCCACGATGCGCAAAGACTTGGAAAGCTGGCGCGGTAAGCAGTTCACGCCAGAAGAATTACTAAGTTTTGATTTATCCAAGTTGTTAGGCGCATGGGGCATGGTCACTATTAGCCACAATGACCGCGATGGTAAAACATACGCCAATCTTGATGCCATCACGCCAGTACCTAATTTGATAGTTAAAGCTGGTTTTCCAGAGCCAGTTAATGATTTGTTTGTTTTTAGCTTAGATGATTTTGATGATAAGAAATTTGAATCATTATCAGACGGCTTAAAAGAAACAATCAAGAAGTCCGCAGAGTACCGCGGTTCTAAGCCTGAGTCTAAGCTAGATCAAGTGAATGCTGAACTATCTAAGGCCAGTTTGTCTGATATAGACGATGATATGCCGTTCTAAGGGGTAATTATGAAAAAAGTATTAGTAGTATTTGCAACAATGTTTGTGGTTGGTTATGCCGTAGCTCAACAAGCTAATTGCTGGCAGCAATATGTTTGTGGTGGTGGCGGTTGTCAATGGATCACTATTTGTAGATAACTTTTAGGGGGAAAATGCTACCGACATGAGTACCCCATCTTTAAATATGAACAGAAAAGAACTTTTACAAAAAAAATTATTGGAGCAACTGTCACATACGCCTATGACTCGCACAGAAATGGCTGATTTTTTAGGTGTTAGCGTGGTGTTTGTAGCTCGTTACATTACCCAGCTTAGAACATCAAAGCAGATATACCTTCACCATTACGAGAGAACGCCAAGGGGTAAACCTAGGTCATTCTATGCAACTGGTGATCTACCAGATGCCCCAGAGTTAGCGCCAATCCCTCAACATGAGCTACAAAAGCGATACAGAGAAGCTGCTCATGGCAATGCAAAGCCTAAAAAGTTTGTGCCACGCATGGATGAAGCGGCCAGTTGGATGTTTAACCCATGCTAACTGTTATCTGGGTTGTTTTTGGCGGTATTGGAATGCTAGCTTTAGCTATTTTGTCAATTATGTTTGCTCTCTGGTACACGCAAAATGACTAAAACAGCTATTAAAACCGCTTGGGTGGCGTTATTTATTGTCTTAGTAGTGTTGGCCTATGGTCATGGCTACAAAAGCGGTAGAAACGCTCAATTAGACTTTGCAGATGTTTTAAAAATAGCTAAATCACAATTTACTTGCAAAATGGAAAACAAATGATAATCAAACAAAAAAATAGCGAATCCTCTCACTGGTATACCAAAAAAGGTGAATCAGCATATCAAGTTGAGGGTAAAACAGGCCTAAGAGCTACCACGCTACGCGATGCGCGCAAGATGGATCTAGTACCTAGCGTAACGACTATCTTGGGTGTTGCAGCTAAACCAGCGCTGAATGTCTGGTTACAGACTCAGGTCTTGTTATCAGCTTTGACATTACCCAGAAACCCCAATGAACCAGAAAAAGATTGGCTAGAGCGCGTAATGGCAGATTCTAAGGTACAAGGCCGTCAAGCTGCTGATCGCGGCACTGCAATTCATGGCGTGATTGAGTCTTACTTTGATCAGGTTTATCTACCAGAGTGGCCAGAGTATGTGCGCAACATAGATAAAGCTTTAATAGATGCTTTTGGTAATCAATTGTGGCTATCGGAAAAGTCATTTGCGCATGAATTAGGCTATGGCGGTAAGATTGACTTGTCAGCAACTAATCTGGTGGTGGACTTCAAGACTAAAGAAACTGATCTAGCAAAGGTTGAGCCGTATCACGAACATGAGATGCAACTGGCAGCCTATTGCGTTGGCCTTGGCTACAAGCTAGAAGAATGCAGAGCAGCAATTGTATTTGTCAATGGCACTACGAATGAAGTAAAGTTATGCGAAATACCCCCCGATTCTTTAAAATCGGCATGGGAATGCTTTACTCATTTGTTGGCGTTTTATAAACTAAAGAACAATATTTAAAGCGTGGTTAAGCCGTCAAACAAGGATGCAACAATCCAACGGTTTTACGGCTTTCTCGTTGGTTAGTAGTAGTTGCCAAATTGTCACGCCCCTTATGCCTTGTAGCTCAGTTGGTAGAGCAGCAGACTGTTAATCTGTTGGTCGCTGGTTCAAGCCCAGCCGAGGCAGCCATAACTTTACAATCCACTAAAAATAACTTTACAGTTGTTGCAGAAAAACAACATATTAAAAATATTTTGTGTTTTTTCTTGTTTTATTTGTTAAGTTCGCTTAATATGAACTTGTAGCGCTTTTGCTATGAGAAACGGAGAAAAAAATGAAATACATTGGTTGTGTTGATACTGCAAAATTAATCAGAGCCGCTCTTAAAGAGAGCTTTCCAGCCGTTAAATTCAGTGTTACTAGCAGTCAATACGCTGGCGGTGCAAGCATCAATATCAGATATGTTGATGGCCCTACAAGTGACCAAGTTCAAAAAGTAGTTGGCGTGTTTGAGGGTAGCTACTTTGACGGCATGCAAGACTACAAAGGCCAGAACTACGCCAATCTTGATGGCGAAGAAGTTAAGTTCGGTGCTGACTTTATCTTTGTAAACAGAAAAAGTAGCGTACAAGCTTTAGAAGCTGCAACTCAGCAAGTTTGCCAGATGTATGGCGTAGACATGAGCTTGGTAAAAATTGTTGATACCCAGTACGGTGGCGCATACATTGATTGCCCAGCTACTTTGACTGCTGGTGGTCGGTACTTAAACCAGATGGTCAATCTAGCTATTGCTGATCAAAGACNTTTGTCGAAACTCAAGCAAAGCAAGACTGTTGCGCGGGTTTACTAGCATGGGTGACGATGGCTACGGCTACGGTTGCGTTGGTCGGTTGGCAGCGTTAAGGAGATGATCATGAAAAATACAGTTGCGATTCTTTGGTATAGCTAAAAACTTAGTTGGCGAGTACGGTTGGAATCTAGTACGCAAAATTACTTGGGCTGAATACTTGGTTTATTCAAAACAAGTAAGCGGTGAGGGTTCTAACTGGAAAGCAGAGATTATTTAAGGGGCTAACATGAATATCAAAACATTAGAAAACAGCTTGTTCTGGCAGCAAGTTGTTTTAAAACAAAGCGCTGATCCAGAGCAAATTAAAAGAGTAAAACAGCGTGTTGCATATTTACAACAACAAATTGCAAATATTTCTTGCAATATTACTTAAGCTCGCTTAATATTAAACCGTAGCAATAACGCTACTGAGAAAAGGAGAAATAAATGGAATACGAAATTCAAATGTTTGGTTGCAATACAGTTGCTTTAGAAAAGCAGTTTGCAAGTCAGTACAACATCAACATGTACATCGCTGGCCTTGTATCAGACGCCCAAGAGTTGTTAGAAATGGGTATGACTAAACAAGCCAATCAGATCCTAAACCAAGTTAAATATTATTTTTTTGATTTTACTGATACTCGTAACGAAGTAGTAGCGGAAAAAATCGGAAAGGGTATGTATGCAGCTAACGATTAAATACATGGACTGCGTTCTTGATTGCGAGTTTGATTACGAAGAACCCGATGATTCTGTCGGGTTTAACGGTGGCGTAATGCTAGAAACCGCTTGCATCAATGATCAAAATATATATGAAATGCTCTCAGAAAAGGCCATCGCTGGCATAGAGCAAGAAATCTACGAGAGGATGTAATCATGATGATATTAAAAGGGTTGTTTTTGGGTGTTTGTTTCTTTGTTATTCCACTAACTGTGTGGATCATTAAAACTGGGGGTTTGTGATGAATCAAAAAGATCAAGTTTTACAACATTTGCGCAAGAAGAAGTCAATTACAAGCTGGGAAGCTATCCAGAAGTACGGCATCACCAGACTAGCAGATACCGTATTTCAGTTAAAAGGTAAGGGATACGACATCATCACCACGATTGAAACCGCAGACGGTAAAAAGTGGGCGCGTTATACCTACTTGGGGATGAAATGAACAACTTTTTAGGTCATTTGTTCACTTGGTTGTTCTTTGCTTTCATCGTTTGGTTGTTTTTAGACAATCTTTGAGTATTCTTCTGCGGTTAAGATTCCTGATACATATTTATTCTGCGGTTTAAATATGGTCAGGAATTGATTTCTCATCTCTGGGGCAAAAGATACATGCACCCATCTACCAAATTCATGGATCACCTGATCTACCTGTATATCTGAATCTTTTAAAGTTTTTGCCACTGCGTATGGATCACCAAAACTAGGGCATACAAAGTCAATAGCCCAGCCATCCATGTGGCTTGATTTAGCAGCCCCGCCAATCGCTTGATTAACCGCGGGTAGGCGTAACCATGAATTAACTCTAATTGGCTTACCTAGAAGCTTTCTGATAGCTTCCATGCCTTCTGCTGCCTTTTTCATATTCTCCAGTTGTTCTGGGCTTGGATCATTAGGAATAGCCATGCGCGTAGCAGTTTCACTGAATGTGGCTTCTTCTAAGGTAAAGTTGGCGCTTAAGTTCATCGTTTCATCATCCCTTTAATTTCTTCGGTCTTTTCTTTAGAACCTTGGCTAGATCCAAAGTAATAAGATAAGACCTGAGTTGCAGAACTGGATAAGAATCCCAAAGCAAAAATAATGATGTTTTCTTGGCTATCTGGGAAATCTACAAAGAATATAAGACCAGTCATTACCATTGATCCTGTTAAAGTACCTAGAGCAAGAATAGAAGCAATGTTTTTAGTAATGAAGTGAACATCTGATTTGGCCATCTCAATTTCACGCTTACGCGCAGAATCGCGGTCTTGAGCATCAATCTTGGCAAACTCCAACTCCATCTCTTTGAGCTTGTTCAGTTTGTCTGGATCAGCAATTAAAGCTTGAGTCACGCCTTCAACGGTTTTATCGTCTAATCCTAGCTTATCAGCAATCATAGCTACGGCAGCGCCACCCAATGGGCCACCTACAGCAGTTGCTAGGGCTGGGGCTACGCTTTTAAGTAATGTGAGTAGGTTATCCATTAGTTCCCCAATCTGTTAGAAGTTGCTCGTTTGATGGCGTTTAGCTCAGATTTCATGGCTTCACCCAGAATCTTAAGTTCTTGGGTAGTCATACGCTCTACAGCATCGGCTTTAGCTTTTGCTTGCTTAGAATCCAGTACGGCATCGGTCAATCTGTCTTGCGCTCTACCAATCTGATCACCTTGAGCTTGTAAACGCTCTCTCAATAGCTGGTTATCGCGCTCCAAAGTCGCTACTTTACCTTTGACTTCACCAAATTGTTCAACTATCTCTGTGAACTGTGAAAGGGCATCCTTGGCTTTATTGATTTCGGTAATAGCGGTATAGCCTAGACCAAAAATAAACGGCACAGCAGTACCTAAAAAGCCCAATACGATGGCATTTTCTCTTGCAAACTTGATGGCAGCTTCAATCTTATCTAACTTTTGTAAATCACTCATTGTTCTAACTCCACAGCATCACTAGCGATGCGCTTTAATTTATCGGATTGGTCTGGGTTAAACAATGAACCGTTAGTGATTAAGTCCATGTATATGTTTTGCATCATTTTAATATCATTCGGCAGTTACTTGACCTAATATTTAAGTCATGAAATACATTAGGTTGCGCCATTGGCTTAGAAAATAGCTCCAACGACAACGCAAGGGGGATGGGTTTTCAATGCAAATGGACTTTTCGGTGTTTCTTTGGGGGTAGGGGTTTCCGATGCAGTTGATTTTGTCTGCGAGGTTGTCGGGGTCACTACCGAGTTCTGCACATCCTGAGTAGTCGGTGCAGTTACAGTTGATGTGACTGTTGGCGATACAGGGGTGGCTACATTCGTGGGATTCAATGGGCTTACAGGCGATACAGGACTCGCTATATTCGTTGGATTCGTTACTGACTTTGTGCAAGTGTTCTGCGTGGTTATCCATGATCCGCTCCATATTGGTTGCCCATAAGGATCAGGGCATGTGCTAGTTTGGGTTTGAGTAATTGATCCAACATAGCCAGTTTGACAGCTTAAGGTTTGCGTTTGGGCGCTGGCTTGGCAGCTTGGCGGGTTTGGGGCGCAACTGTCTTGGATTTTGAACCAGTCGGTTGGCGCTGGCTGGCCGTAGCTACCGTTTGGGCAGTTGGTTTCTTTTTTCCAGATTTGCGTACCACTTTGGTTGATGGGGCAGAGTCTGGTTTCGGTTTGCGCTGAGTAGGTGCAAGTGATGGCTTGCGGGGCTGTTTGAGGGCAGCCTTGGATGTTTGGGTAGATTTGGCATGCAAGGGCTTGGCATTGTCCAAGGGTTGTTCCACCTGTGACATAGAGCGATCCGTAGACTGGCATCCCATTAGTCCACGAACCAGCATAGCAAGCCGCTTGAACATCACTTACCCTCAGTAGGCTTAGTAGCAACAGTAGATAGAGGGGGTACTTTGCCATAGAGTTTCTCAAATTTCTCAGGGTTTTTCTTGATCCAAGCATCTCTAGCAGCATCACCAATTAGGCCGTCAATAGGGCATGGAGTACCAGACATCAACATAGCATCCCAAACCCTTTGATCAGCGCATAAAGTAGCTACAGCAGCCACTTTTAGGCCTAGATCATTCAAAGTCTTGGCAATCTTAATTCGTTCACAATTAGCATCGGTATATACAGTTCCACCAGATACACCAATGACTGTAGAGCTAATAGCTCCAGATACAGGAATACCGCAGACATCTTGGCTAAATGCTGACATTGATGGAGCAATGGCCGATGGCACAGGCTGGCCTTTGTAGTTCATATCCATCACAGTATTCTGAGCCATAGCAACGGCCATTGATCCACCAAGAAATAAACCCAAGGCAAACCAAGCTAATCTCATTTAGCCCACCAATGCGTTACATAGCCCACTACGCTACTTAAAGCAGAAACGATGGCCATACCCATGAACATACCGCCTTTAGAGCGTTCAGCCATAGCTATGAGGGTTTTCATATCCTTACGAAGTTCAGCAACTTCTTCTTCCATTTTTTCTACTTTGTGCCATAAAACACCGTAGCGCACTGGGTCTATTTCCGACATTATTGCTCCGTAATTTCCTCTGGTTTAGCTTCCAAAGCTTCTTTTAGTAGCTTAACGAAAGCGGCCTTACCAACATTCAACTGGTCAATGTTAAAGGACATTGAACCAATCTTGCGGTCTAAGTCTTGAATATGATTCACCAGCATTTGCTGGTTTTGAGTCATATCTTCGTAAAAATATTCAACATCATCTAAAACTACTGGGGTTTTTTCTTTATTTCCCATGTTTTTCTCCAAATTGTGCCGTCAAAAAGGGCTGACGGCTTACCCTTATTCTGCTATTGGTGCTTCCAAAGTAACCCAAGGCAATGGTGGTGTTACTACTGGTGGGTTGATAAGGTTCTGAACTTGCTGATTTACAGCAGCTTCAGTCACATCTTTATCTACGCCACTTGTCCATATCCAGTTTAGCACTTGGTCTTGAGTTAATTGATCGTATGGTGTGAATGGTTCTGCTGAATCCACAGTTACGGCTTGAGTGCTGTAAACAGAAGAAGAATACTCTCCGTCTACGCCAGAGCAAGTCCAATGTACTGTAAATACTACATCTGCTTCACCATCAACTTCAGGGTAGCAATCCATTGCTGTTACTGTCCATGTGTATGTTGTCATTTTATTTTCCTTAATATGTAAGTGGTGTAATTGAAGATGTATAACCAGCAATAGCAATTGCTTCTAAATCATCACCATCGTTAGCAACAATATGCCATGACATAATTACTTGCCCATTTTCGTCAATAGCATCTGCTTTATATAATGGACTTGCAGAAGATTCAATTTTTTCAAACTTAAATGTAATTGCCATAATTTTTCCTTATGCTGCAGTTCTGCAACGAATGGTTGAAATAAACAAGTTTCTTGTTGCTCCTGTTTTATTTTGAATTCTATATTGGCTTACGCCATTAAAATAAAAATTAATTTTTCCAGCCGTATCAGCCGTTACAGAATAAAGAGTTGCATTTTGAAATGAAATTGCTACTACACCATAATATGTTATAAAACTTGCAACTCCGTTACCATCATTATCGTAAATATAAACTTGACCTGAACCTGCAATTAAATCATAAGTTCCATCATTGGCAATACTTACAAAAGTTCCAGCACTAGTTGATGGAGCAAAGTCAATACCCCATTTTGTAGCAGGTGTTGCAACTGGAGATATATTGCCATTGACAGTTAAAGTGCCGTTTGCTGTAGTAGTCCCCACTAGCAAGTTACCACTAGTATCAATACGAATACGCTCTGAATTTCCTGTATAAATTGCCAAAGGAAGGTTTGATACAGTACCAACATAACCAACGGCAGAAGCATCTGTTCCAATACGAGTTGTTCCATGACCGTTCGCTACATCAAAATAAGTAAACGCAGTTGAAGGAGCAAAATTAATCCGACCATTCTGACCGCTTACATCTAATTTATAGCTAGGACTTGTAGTACCAATACCCAAGTTACCACTAGCATCTAATGTCATTGCCTGTGTAAAGGTAGGTGTAGTCCCAGCTGTACCTGATGGTGCGTTGAACCAAGCGTGTTGCCCTGATGCCTGCTCATAACGAGAAGCGGCAGCAGAATTGATATAAATATAAGAAAGCGAACTATTGATGAAATAGTTAGAACCAAAAGAAGCTAATGCTGAGCCTGTCCTTGCTTCAAGAACTAAACCTTGACCAATCTGTTGTGCCTTATTACCTGACCACCAAGCACTAGGAGTAACACCAAGACCTAGGTTGCCTGATGAGTCTAATCTCATGCGTTCGTTTGAGCCAGATATAAAAATATGAGCGCCAGAGTCACTGTTTATGGAGTAGGTCATTGCTGTACTAGAAGGGATAATCCTTGAGAGACGACCAGCTCCGTCACTTGCTGCAATAGTGCCTACTACCTCAAACTTAACACTAGGACTACTTGTTCCAATACCTACATTACCATTGTTAAGTATTGCCATTTTTGATGAAATGGTAGCGCCTGACCCTGTATAAAAATTTAAACTAACATTATTAGAGCCGTCATTAATTGCGCTAATCCTTGCGCCTCTAATATTTGTTGTTTGAGTTGTGGGGTTGAAGAAAATACCAACTTCTGTATTGGCTGTTGAATCACCGTTTCTTATTGATAAAACATCTCTTAATGCTCCTGCTGATGTTGAATCAGCCTGTAATGCAGTAGCAGGACTACTAGTACCAATACCTACATTACCAGAGCTAGTGATACGCATACGCTCTGAAGCAGCTGTACCAAAAGTAAGTCCAGAACCGTTATTACCTAAATAACAAACAGCACTTCCGTTTTGACCGATTTCAATTACAGAACCTTCTGTAGTATTTCGGTTTACAAACAATGCAGTAGCACTAGTTGCAGAAAAACCTGAAAAACTACCAGCCCTTAATTGAACACCATCTGTACCTACTCCTGATGCTGTTTTAACCAACAAAAACCCAATTATTAGTAGAATCAATAACTAAAGTATTGCTATCAAAGTTCAATCCATTAGGAATAGATACTGCACTAGAGTTGATTGTTAAAGCATCTCCACTAGCATCTCCTAGTGTTGCACCGCCATTAGCAGCGAAAGTTCCAGAGGCTGATAGTGTAGTAAATGCACCAGTAGAAGGAGTAGTAGCACCTACAGTACCATTTACAGCACCATTGAAAGGGTCTCCACCTGCGCCTGTCTGAAACTCTTTCAAGTCAGACATCAATTGACGAATAGCATTGTTAATGCCTGATGGAGCGCATCCTTCTGCAATATTAATATTATTAATATCGGTATTGTTATCTGGGTTTACATCAAATTCTGAGATTTTTACTTTTGCCATGATTTATTC